GACAGCTCAATATTGCTATCCTCAGTAGTAACCTTTTATTCATTTCTTTCTGTCCAGTTTGGTTTGGGAATATCTTCTAACTTATCCGTCCAGCCTTTTGGAATTGGTTCGTTTTCTTCGATAAATTTTTGCTGGAAATATGTTGGTAAATCGGGTTCTTCTAATGCTTTAAATATACTTTTTAGCATTAATTAATCACCTCCACAGCACAAGTTAAGCTAACATTGAGCCAACAACCAGGTCCAAAGTCTACACTTGTGCCTCCGTTATTTCTTGTTCTAGATATCGTAATTTGACTTGGAAAAGTTTTATTCCCAAGATTTTTTGCTTGTGCTAAAAATGTATTATTAAAAGATCCTTGACATACTGTTCTGTCTGTAACTGTTATTTTTAAGTTATCAGGCATTTTAGCAAGTACAATTTCACTATTGTCTTTAATCGTTGCTGTATTTTTAACAGCACCAAAAATATGACAAAGTGAGCCTACTCTTACATATTGCAAGCGTGTACCATTAAAATCTGGATTTGTTTCAGGATCGTAATTTTCAAATCCTTTTTCCAACTCCAATAATCCGTGCTCGCTCATGCTATCGATTTCCGTTTTATCTGCTTTGACTGCAAGTTTTTTATCTGTCTCTTGTTTTGTAGCTAAGTCATCAGTGTTGGGCGTCCAGTCATAAGCTGTAGAGCCTTTGTTGAGCATAATCCACCAATCACCGCTAGACATATCTTTATCCCTTATTGCTACAATAACTGCGCCATCGTCTTTTGTTGTAATTGTTCTCGGCTTATCAACAGACACTCCATCGCTAGGGGTATTAACAGTAGTTTTATTTCCTGTTGCAAAAAAGACATCATCATTATTGCCAGATTTGGGAATGTTAGATGATAGTGTATATTTTGTATTTCCCTCTAATTCAATTTTGATTGTTGGAAAATCATTAGTTATCACATCAGTATTTGCTTGTTCTTCCCAAGCTTCGACGCTAAAATAATTCTTTTGTTCAACATCTAGATTTTTTTCGAGGTCAGAGACTTTGGTTTGAGTTTCTTCTACTTTTGTATTGATTCCATTTATAGTTTTATTGGTGTCTGATTCAAAGCTATTTTGCTTATTTTCTTGCGTCGTTTTCCAATCGGAATATTCGTTTTCAAACTCAGTATGGATTCTTTCCTGCTCATCTAACCAATTCGTTAAGCGTTCGTTTGTATCATCTTCAAATTTGGTCTGTTTCGCTTCCTGGTCTGCTTTCCAAGCTTCAAACTTTTCAACATATTTTTGCCAAACATCGTCACGTATGGCTTCCCAATCGGACCAAGTTGCTTCAGCTTTTTTTTGGAATTCGTCCCAACCTTGCCAAAAGTCTTCTTCAAATTCATCTAGGTTTGTATCAATCTCAGATATGCCCATATTAAATTTAAAGTACCCGCCGTGTAACCTTTGTCCGTTTGGCAAATTAATAAATACACCTGCACGAACTTTACCCTTATATCCTATAAGAGTTTGCGGAATTTCCCAGTGTGCGACTCCTTCTGTTGGGTCGATAATATCAGCTGTATAGACTAGTTTTTGATGGGGCGACCCTAATTTGACAACATTAATTAGAACCTCCGTACCATTTACAAGCTCAAGAGGGTGGTCATCTTTTGTTAGATTAATTTTTACTATGCCACTTTGGATATCATAGCTGTAAAAAGTAGCTTTTGTTTCTTTGGCTTGATTTTTTGCACCTTTTTTAGCGTCAATATCTACCTCTAAAACAATGTCTTTATATAGTTTATTTGTCATAAGCCTAACACCTGACCTCCGTACTCCCACTCTCTTTCAGTGGATCCGCTAATTTGCATTGATTGACCAATAAAAATAGTACTACCGGATACATGATACAGTACGTTATTGCCTCCGCCGGTACAGCTGTTAGCTACTCTTGCTGCAGCACCAAAGGTCGCTTTAACTGCGTAATATTGATTTGCGATATAGTCATCAAATACGTGTCCTGTCGTACTTGTGTTAAATCCAAAAGCAATATAGCCAGGGATATTTTTAGTATTGGTTGCTGCACGGCAATTACTTACAACACCGTATTTTGTACCAGTAAAATAAACAAAGTGGCCAGGAGAATTTTTTACGTCCGTTTGTGTTATCCCTCTCACTGAGCAATACATGTTACAATAAGTAAAAGTAATAGAACGGACAAAAACTCCCGTATTTTCTTTTCGAGCGTCTGACACGCTGTTATTTGTCGCCACAATTTCTAACCTTGCAGATAAAATGCGGGTAATTTCTACGTCTTCTAAATAACTTCCAGGCTCTACGTAAATATAAAAAATTGTACTGGATATAAAGGGGATTCCATTAACTGCTGCCTGAATCGTTTTAAATGGCTTTTCTTCTGTACCGTCAGCAGTTGCGTCATTACCTCTTTCGCTGGATACATACAGGTTGATTGTGCCACCCTCGCCACCATACAATTCGGCAATCGTTTTATTTAATTGTTTAATTTCGTTTCGTTGATTTATCAATGTTTCATTGACTGTTTGCATTTCTTCTGCTGTCAAACTTTGGTCAGAGTCAATGCGAGCTTTTAATGTCTCGTGTATATTGCCTGTGACGTCTGTGCGGGCGTCTACTACCTCGTTAGGGCTGATACCGCCACTATTTAGCACAAGATTATCAATGCGCTTGTTTGTTGCTTTGTGAGACGATTTATTTTTTTCTTGTTGACGTTTTAAGTAGTCAACATTGTAATTAAAAATATCTTTCCATTCGCTCGATATTCGATTTTTTACTAATTTTGCTAAACCCAACTACAACACTCCTTTCTTGACCAAGCTTGCTAGTATACTGGTCATGGTCTTTTTAGTATTGGATAAAGTGACGTCAGGTGGTTTGCTTGGTTGCATAGGATGCTCTGTCAAACCCACAATTTGGATATACTCATTGATATTTAAAGGCTCATAGATAAAAGGCACATAGTCATAGATATGCAAATCAGATTTAAATTTAAGCGTCACTGTGCCACTTATATCAGGGTAGTCTTGCAAGTCAGTTTCCAAACGCTTCCGCATGTTTCCAGGTATCGTATAACGCTCGTCCTCAACTGGGTCTTGTATCCGTATCCCCCATTCATCTGCCTTTGGTGACGTATAAGTGATAGGGTCAAAATAATATTTGTCGTCGTTATCCTCGTCCTTTTTGCCAAAGCCCTTAATTTGTGTTTTAAGACTTAAGGTATCAATGTCAAATTTCACATCGTCGGTATTGTATTTATAACGTATCTGCTCCTCGACAGTTTCGCCATAATCACCACGTGGATAAAAAGTTAAATGCTTGTTGTCGGCAATCATGATTGCATCGTAGTCGTCTAAAATTTCATCAATTAGCTTTTTATAGCTTGCGTTGCCAAAGTTTTCTTGCTCGACTGTCACAAACTTGTTGTCTTTGTCGATAACTTCCCACTCAAAACCTCGCTTACCAGCTTTAAATATGTGCGTGAGTAATTGACTAACCGACCGTTTCCCAGTGACTTGGTCGTACTGATAGCCATCTTGTAACTCAACAATGATATGCATTGCAGTGACCTCTTTGGTAAGACTTAAGCCACTAGCTGCTTCTGTCATTTGCTTGATAATATAGGTTTGTCCATCCCACAAAATGTAATTTTCGTATTGGATAAGGTCATAACTTAATTTGTTCCGACCATTCAAACTGATGTCAAAACTTAATTCGTCTACTTCGTTTTGTTCACGCTTGATTTCAAACGATTCTTTGTCTACTCCTATAAGTATTTCTTCTGTTGTTTTTTCATAATCTCTCGCAATTAAATCCATATCAGCCACCTACTTATATAAAAAGTTAAAATCCCAAGAGGACTTTACTTGACTGACATTTTGTATTTCTATTTCGTTTACTCCAGGCACAAGACTTATTAACCCGTGATTTGTATCAATACCGCAATTAATCCCATTTTTACGGGGATAAACGCCTGTAATATCAATCCATTCGCCTGTTACGCTTGAAAGCTTGGGACGATAAATAAAGCGCTCCTTGGTTGTTTTGTTGACAATTGTGACTTCTCCGTCACTTTCACCTTCAACTTGAATTTTTAGGTAATGTTCGCGTGGATCAACTGTAAAGTCTCCTGCGTTATAAACAATAAAGCGACTGTGTGTAAAGGTGTATTCGTAATCCTCCGAAACCAGCCCTTGAGCAAATTGCCACTCTTCGTTTAAGCTGAAATCACTTAAAGTAGAAGAAAACGATTCTCCGCAAGCGCGGAAAACCGTTAGTTCTAGCTCCCAAGTGGTAAAATCATTTGCTTCTTGGTCATCTTCTTCTAAACTCGTAGGGTTAACACAAAATTTCATACCAGGATATTCCTCCCAGGCTACATAATATTCTGTGCCTGGAAAGAATAAGTTGGCTAACTCTCGTTGCATTAGTGCTTTGTCATAAATATTTTTGAAAAAGATATCTACTGACAAAGTAATATTAAAAGGCTGAAATGAGCTGTCTTTAGGTCGCTGTCCGTTGCTACCTGCAAACTCTTCATAGTCAACCTCATATTGTGGCATTTCTCTTTTAACGTCTTTGATGACTAATTTATTTTTTATTTGAGGGTCAAAAAAACCCTCTCCATGGTCTATCAAAAAGTGATAAAACATTATTTATTTGACCCTCCTTAATTTGGTACTAGACGTCTTAATTGTCGTCCTAATTTATCATTTGCATAGTCTGTTAGGCCATCTGCGTCAACACTTGTATCTTTAGCAGCAATGGCTTTTAAGACCTTAACAGTCTCTTTGTGTTGCTCTATGAGCAAAGCAATTAAGTCTGCATCATCATAGCTGTTAGCGCTGGTTGCGCCTTTGCTATCCATGCCCATGATTTGCATTGCTTGCCCCATAAGTTGTAATGACCGTGCTTTATTGGTTAGTGGCAATACCATTTCAGGTTTATTGCCTTCGCCAATTTGAGCAATTTGGTGTCTTGTTACTAAACCGCCATTTTCGTAACCAACACCACGCCAGCCAGCTGCAAGAGACCCATATTGTTTTAAAGTATATCTTATTGCTGCTAAAATATTATCTAATGGATTGTAGATATTATTATGACCTGGATATTTATTAGACTGGAATGTCGGGTCAATAACCTGCATTAATCCCTTACTTGGTGTGCCTCGTCTAGCATTGGAATCCCAATTGTTTATTGCACGTGGATTACCATTGGACTCGGATTTCATTTGGTTCATCAACAAATTCAAATTTCTTTGGCTATATTGCCCAGTCATTCTTAATGCACGAATCGCTGTCTTTTTCCAACGACCAACGCCCGAACCACCAGAAAAGCTATCTCCTCCGCCTTTTCCGACGTCTCCAGGACCATAGCGACCTGATAGGTGCAGGTGGTCCCAGTGGTCATTATCCGGCCAATGGTGCCACTTGCTGTCAGCTTTCTGCCCACTTGAACCTACGCGGTCTTTAACTTTGGCTTGCGTTATAACATAAGCAATCTGGTCGCGAAACTTATTAAAAGCGTAATTTGCAGGTGCAAAATATTTACTAGACCCGTTATCACTAGTTGGATAAGCAATATCCACAGCCTGATGTTTCCCATGATGATGCGGGTCGCCAGGTCTATAACCACTGGTGTAAACCATACCTGGGAATTTTTTCATTACTTTTTTCGCGACATCCCACAAATATTGATACACACCGTGAGGTCCCATTTTCCCGTCAAAATCACCAACCATAGCACCGGCTTCTTCTTCGACCATGTCATACGCTGCGTCTATCATCATTTTAGAAGCTTTTTTAGACATGTCTTTCCAAGGTTCACCAACACTATCTAGGTTAATTTTTCCTTTGATAAACTTAGAGAATTTTTTCTTATCGTCTACTAAGTCAAAAACATCTGTATCATCTGTACCGTCTTTATAATGCGGGATAGATTTACCTTTTGTCATCTTTTTGGCTACGCTAGCTTTTATAACACTTGCGCCCTTTTTAAGTGGTACCATCACATTACGATCTTTGTACATCACAGGTTTTTCGCCTGGGTTTTGTACAATTTCACGATAATTAGGACCTTTCTGGTCATTGATGATAGCCAGTCCGTCTTCAGGGTGTCCTTTAGTACCTTTGGCGTATTTCGGTACCTCCCATTTAGCGATTTTTTTATCAGAGCCTACTTCTTTAAGAATATGGTTGACTCCGCTACGTACACCACTAACACCATTTGCGATACCGCCAATCATTTTATTAGCTACATCATTCATGATTGAGCCAATAGGCCCTTTCATCGCAGCAATACCGTCTTTTAATCCGTTAATTAAATATTTCCCAGCGTTATAAAAGTCGCCATGTTTCCCACGAATTTTGCTAACTGCCTCAGAACATAATCTATTTACCAGACTAATAAATGAGCTGTATAAGCTGTTAAAGCCATCTCTTAGTTTTTGCAACCAAGTGCGACCTTGATTGTACATAGGTGTATTGTTTTTTGTTATTAAGCTATTAATCTGACTAATAAGCTGTTTAATTCGGTTTATCATTTGTGCATATAACGAATTAAATCCGTTTAAAAAGCGCTGTAGCCACGTACGTCCTTGGTTATACATTGGACTGTAGTTATTAATTAGCAAAGTGTTGATTTGTCTAATTAATTGCTTAACTCGGTTGACCATAGCAGCGTATAAAGAGTTAAAACCATTTAGCAACCTTTGAATCAAAGCACGTCCTTGATTATACATAGGAGAGTAGTTATTTTTTATAACTGTATTTGCTTGATTAATTAACTGTGTTACTCTTTGTATAATTTGAGGATAAACAGCATTAAGTCCTTGCAAAAAGTTGGTTAACCAAGTAACCCCTAATTTTTTCATCACCACGTTGTTTGCATAAAATGATTGATTTATAGTAGTAATAAACTGGTTTACTAAGGATTGTACTTGTGGAATTTGCTCAGAAAATCCACTCATTAAATTTTGCAAAGGATTTAAATCGACATCGAGTGTTTGTTTCTTTTTATCCTCATCATTAGCATTCGCATCAACACCTACCTCTGCAGTAGGTTGTACGGTATCTTTTAAAATACCGTTGAGCATTTGCATTGCTTGTACCACAACGTCTTTGTTATCCGTGATACCTTTTGCGATACCTTCAGGCAAAAATTTAGCTAAATCTGCCATAACACGGGAGGGCGAGTGTATACCAAAGAAGTCTTTAAAACCATCTTTAATACTATTGCCGACATCTTTAACTGAGTCCCATACGCTACTACCAATATCTTTTAATCCTTTTAAGATACCGTTTAGAATGTCCTTACCTAAGCCTTTCCAGTCAACACTCTTAAATCCATCAATGATAGAATTGAATATTTCTGGTAACATACTCATCAGTTCAGGCAATGCCTGTAATAATCCTTTACCTAAAGCAACAAGTAATTTAAATCCTGCTGCAAGTATTTTAGGAGCATTTTTAAGGATTGCAGCTGCTAAAGTAATAATGATTTTTAAAGCCGCTATTGCTAATTGTGGTAATATTTTTAGTACACCTTGTATCAAAGCTTTTAATATTTTAATACCTGCACTGATAATTTTTGGTAAATTGCTAATCAAAGAAGATACAATTTTTAGGATTATAGTAAGTGCTGCCTCAGCTAATTTAGGTAAAATTTGCAGTATACCTTTAATTAAAGCTGCTAAAATCTTAAATCCAGAATTGATAATTTTTGGCAATAGATTTGTTAACGAGTTTGCTAAAATGGTAATCATTTTAACTGAGGTATCAACTATTTTTGGCAACGAATTTATAATTCCAGTGATTAAAGAAGTCAAAATAGATATACCCGCATATATGATTACCGGTAACAGATTACCCAAAGCGTTGACTAACGTAGTTATTATGTCAGTCGCCATAGTGATTAATTTAGGTAAAAACATCAAAATCCCGTTGTTTATGCTAGCTATTATTTTTATACCTTGTTGGACTAGATAAGGTAACATTTCAGAAAATTTTGTTAGCATTGTGGTTATAATGGTTGTTACTTTTTCGAGTAATTGGGGTACTGATATTCCCATTCCTTCGGCCAGTTTCGTAATTAAGCTAAAACCTGTATAGAGCAAAGCAGGCAGTCCGCCAATCAACATCATGACAATTTTAGGGATTAGTTGTTCGATAAACTGTAGTAAGGGTTCAAAATTTCCTTGGAAAGCTTGCGTTATCATCTCGCTTAATTCTGCAAACTTCTCTTTTGCCATTTCAACAAAGCCACGTATTGCTTCACCAATAGTTAAGATTCGTTGCAAAGCTTCATCGCTAAATACGTTGCCAAATGTTTCTTTTAATTGTGCAAAGCCCGCGCCTTCTGTTAGTACGGCACCCATAGCTTGAAAAGCACCAGTAATTCTTCCAATAAAGTCATGTACTGCTTGGAATCTTTGTATAGTGCTTTCACCAACAACACCATTTAGTTGTTGCTTAAACTCTTCAAAATTAATGCCGCCTGTAAATAAGCTGAACAACGAACTTACTACTTCTTTAAATTGTAAGAATTTGTTCTTAACTGCTTCTACAGCGCTATTTACGATGTTTCTAAACGTTTCCGACTTTTTATATAAAGCAACTAATCCAGTTGTAACGCCAACTATTGCTGCTATCGTAAGAGTGATAGGCCAGTTAATTGCTCCAAATCCAGCTTTTAACCATGCCAATAAACCTCCAGCATTTTTTATGCTTCCGCTTAATATACCTAACCCTTTGTTTATCTTGCCAAATCCTTTTGCCAGCGTTCCGATGCCTATACCAATTTGTCCAATAACAACAAGCAATGGACCAATCGCGGCAGCAATAAGACCAAAAATGACAATCATTTGTTTGCTATGCCAGCTCATACCTTGAAATTTTTTGATTAAAGCGGTAAGTTTATCAGTTAGCACTTCTACATAAGGCGCCATTGTTGCCCCTATTTCACGACCTAAATTCACTAGGTTGTTTTTCAAAACTTGTAGCTTTGAACCTAGGGTTTCGTAACGTATTTCTGCTTCTTTTGTTAGAGCTGTATTGTCTTCCCAACCTTTTTTACCTGTTTTCAATGCATCATCAAGCACTTTATGATTGTTGGCCAAGCGTCGGATAGTATCTGCTTCACGAATTCCTTTAATACCAACTTCTTCAAGAGCTGCTACAACTCCAGACGCTCCACCTTTCGTTTCTCCCAATCCTTTGACAAAGGCAGATAAAGCTTTTGTTGGGTTACTTTCCCAGGTGCTAGCAAATTCTTCTGCGGACATGCCCGCAGTTTTAGCAAATCCTGCCAATTCATCGCCACCGTTTGCCGCAGCTTTTGTCATCTTATTAAAGATCTGCGTCATGGCAGAACCACCAGCTTCTGACCGTATACCAACTGAGGACATAGCCGCTGCAATAGACATAATTTGGTCAGCGCTAAAGCCTGCCTGAGACCCAGCACCAGCCAAACGTTGTCCCATTTCAACAATTTCTTTTTCGGTTGTGGCTGTGTTATTACCTAGATTAACGACTGTAGCTCCTAACCTATCTACATTTTTCATAGGCATACCCGCTGCATTAGCAAATCGAGCAAATTCGGTAGCTGCTTCGTCTGCAGTTAAGTTTGTAGCAACTGACATATCAAGCATTGTTTTAGTAAAACCTGTAATGTCCTCTTTTTTAACACCCAATTGTCCAGCTGCTTCTGCAACCCCTGCAACTTCTGTAGCAGCAAAAGGCATCTTATTAGACATATCAGTAATTTCTTTGCTCATTTTTTTCATTTCTTTGCCTGATAGGTCTGTAGTCTTTTGTACACCTGCTAAAGCTTGTTCGTAATCAACTGCCGCTTTAAGAGACGCTCCAAATCCTGCCATGATAGGAACAGTTACTGACTTAGTCATTGTTTTGCCGACGTCTTTAATACTTTTGCTAACTTTTTTAATTTTATCGCCAGCTACATCTAGCTGCTTGCCTAATTTAGTAAAAGCACTAGCATCAATTGCTTTTTGCTTAGATAACTTTTGCATTTCTTTATCTGTCTTGGAAATTTGAGCTTCTAAACTTGCCGCTTGCGCTCTTGCACTATTCAATTTATCTGCGTAAACTGCAGTCGCTTGTGTAGCATTCCCTTGTGAGTCAAAACTTTGGTTATATGCTTTTTCAAGGCGTCGAATTTCTTCTTTTTGTGCTTCTAAAGTTTTTGTTAAGCCACGACGTTTTGCTTGTAGTACGCCCATTTGATTGCCACTAGCAGACATGATTTTCATTTCTGCCCGCATGGCACGCATGGACGAGGTTACAGCTTTTTTAGCACCCGTTAGCCCTTTATTAAATGCTGAGGAATTAAGGTCTAGATTAATAATCATATTTCCGAGAGGTTGTTTACTTGCCATTTATTTTTTTACCTCCCCTCTATAATTTATTTTTGATATAATCATTCAACATTTGCGGTTGTTTTTTATTTTTACTTTCTTTGCTGGATAAAACCTGCATTAATAAATCAAAATCGGCCTCTTCGATATCTTCGAGCTTCCAACCGTTTTGCATTAATTGTTTAGTCATTTCCAGGTAGTTTTGCTCAGCCTCCGCAGGGGTTACTTTTTTGCTCCTGGGTCATCTACGTCGTCAGGGTCTACACCTACAACGTCCGTGATAATTTGCGATAAAGTAGGCATTAGTTTTTCGGACTCAATGCCGTCTAAAATACTATCTTCGGTTACGCCTGGGTTATTAAACACATCAACGACGTATTCAATTAAGGTATCTAGTTGTTCGATATAGTCTGATTCTTCAAGTTTTTTCATAACACCAAATGCTTTACGCACAGCTCTTCCTTTAACTTTTTCTTTCTTAAATACTTCTGTTTTTCCTGTTTCTTCGTTTTCTAATTCGAGTTTTAATTTAGCCATTTTTAAATATTCCTCCTGATTTTTTATACAATTAAAAAAGGATAGCCGTATTGACTATCCTTAAGCGTTAAATTTTACGATACTGTGATATCTGCCGTGGAATCATCACTAAATGTGACTTTACCGCCTGTAACAGCACCATTGTCATCTGTTGTTAGAGACAAAGCTTTGACAGACTTGCCATTAGTACCTGGGTCCCCTTGTGGTCCTTTAAGGCTCGCTAGCCATTCTCCTTCCGTTCCTTCAAACCCGTTATCTTGAGCAATTTCAAAGGCACTTTTTCCATTTGCACCTGGCTCGCCTTGTTTTCCTGGGTCGCCCTTTTCTGGCGTTTTTTTATCTAAAGCTGTCACATCATCTACTAAATTATTATGATCTGTTGCTTTGATATCATCGCCAGCATTAACTTTTTTAGCAGTTATTGCCATTGTCTTATCCACCTTTCTTATTTGTATTTCGTTTCTCCGTTATACAAAGCCCCGCCATCATACTCAGCGGGTTTAACTGGGATTATCTTCACCATTTCCGCCTTCATTTTCAGAGCCAAATAACAGTGAGTTCAATTCTTCGATAGACGATTTTTCGCTACCAACATATTTACCCATTACTTGTCCTTTAGAGTCGCCCTCTTTATCATCAGAAACTGGTGTAAAGACAAACTCAGCTCCTTCTGGCTCAGGCGCTTCCGCAGTTAACGTTTCGGCGCTGATAGCATCACGAGTAAATTTACCCTTAAAGAATCCTAGAATTGCTGTTTCGCCTTGCATATCCTCGGACTCAAAAGCAATGGCGCAATCTGGTGCTTCTGTATCTTCTCCCAAGAAGCTAATTCCACTTTCACTAGTCTTATAACCCAAGATAATGTCCTCAATTTGGGAAGGTAAGTCTAGCAATGCAAAAGTAACGGAAGTTTCTCCGACACCTTTAGCAGATACATAGTAAGCGACGTTACTTGCGTATACTTTTGTTGGTTCTTTGGATAGACCTTCAATTTCTGCGCTTACAACCCCACCTTCGGCTTGTTTACCTTCCACTGTGTAAATTTTATCTTCTCCTAAAACTTTAATTTTAAGGCGTTTCGCTCCAATATAATCAGTCATACTGTATGTCCTCCTTTTTTAATAAAAAAGACACAGATTAATAATCCGTGTCGTAAATCTTGCTATTGCCTACATAGCGCCTTGCGTCTACGTAATGTTTTGTCTCGCTAAAGTATTCATCCAATCCGCCAGGTGTTTGGCGGAAACCCAACTTTCGCATTTCTTCTTTTATTTCTGACTGCAATTGTTTTGCAACCATCGGATTGCCTGACTCCACATCGATTTGATACCAAAACTGCTTTGCCATCTCGTAATTACTTGCAAAATAAGCGTCTGAAACAGGGTCAAGGGGGCGAATTGTAATAAAAGGACCTGATTTGTCTGCTGTCTCAGGATAAATATATCCCCGTACACGATAATCATCTGTATCGGTTATTTTAGTTAAATCACTGATACGAGGATTCGTAACAAAGGCGTCTCTAATATTTTTCATCATATCTTTCATAGGCTTTTTCTCAATTCACTCCCTACCTCTCTCAAGTAACCATCCTCGGACGATCTTAAAGACTTTTCAATAACGCCAAAACCTCGTGGGTGATACTGTTTTCCGTACCTTGTATAACCCCACTCGTTTAAGTGGACTAAACGGTAACGCTCTTTCGGTCCATTCCATCCAATTTTGGCACTGACACCTGTCTGCTTTTTCGTAGCGTTTGTACGTACAACTTCATCAATTGACGCACCCGTATCACGAAAAACTACCATATCCGATTTTAAGTTCTGTTCGACCTTTGGCGCTGCCTTGTTTATGGCTTGACGAGACGCTTTATTAATGGCCTTTTCTCCCAATCGTTTTTCCATGTTTCTAAGCGTCTCCTCCACGCCACGGACCTCTACACTATTTCGAACCAGGACCAATCACTCCTAACAAAATCGTAATAAAAGCGTTATTTTCGAAATCATTCCGAACATCTAAAATATTCCAGCGGATTCCTGTATAACGATAGTCATCAATCTCTACATAGTGTTTATTCGAGGGCAAATAATCCTGGTGCGGGTCACGTATATTGATTGTGACTGCTTGCTCAGTGGTAAAAGCATTTAAAATGTCATGATCCTTCATGGACGGGTTATAAATTTCGGCCGTGCATTGATAGAGCACTTGTTTTTCGTCTTCGCCTGGATAAAAGCCATCAGATGGCGTGTACTCATAAAAAACGACTGGTGTTTGTAAATCGCCAGCCGTTATTTTAGGTCTTTTGTAGTTTTGATTAATCGCCATCTAGGTCACTCCAATCCGCATTTTCAAATGAAAAATCACGTATCTCAGGCCCAAAGTTTTCTTCAAAATATTCTAATGCCTCATTTCGAGCATACCTCGCCCGTTCCAACACAAGCTCACGACCAGGAGAATCCTCCGCCTCATAGTCAAACTCGCCACAAAGGTCTGTTATTTTACGTATCGATTGTTTTAGCATCTTTTTAAATAACTCGTCGTCAGACTTATGATAAATTTGGTTACGTTGCTTAAATTCCTCTAAAAGAGCGTCCATGTACAACACTCCTATCTATACTTAACTTTGGAATCGTACGAATTCCCGGCATCATACTTACCGGGGTTAGCTGGGATTGTCTTCTCCACTGCCTTCGCTTCCGTCATCTTCTGCTAATTTAATATCATAGACTTGTGCAGCATCGTTGTTTGCAGGTTGTCCGTTGGCCAGCATATCGATGGCGTACAAGGTTGCACGTTTCATGGCAAAAGTTTGGTCGTAAACATAAGTTTTTGTTGGACGAGATTGTGTCGCGTCGTATTGACCAGCAACAAAAGCGACCAATTTATTTTCAGGTACTTCTAGAGATTCAATAATATGGTCCTCAGCGATAAACGGTAAGTTTGTGACAAATACACCGTTAGCGTTTTGAGTCGTTACCCGAGCTACGATATCCCAGTAGTTTACAGGGTTGATTAATAGGTAGACATTGCCTTTAATTTTACGGTTGCGGTATTTTTCTTCGCCTTCGTCGTCTGCGTCTACTTTATTGTTAAATTTAGACGCTGTTTTAAGCACTTCCGCAAACTCTTTGACCATTGTTGGCGCATCTTTTAGCGTCAATGTGCCTGCTGGTTTCTTGTCTGAATAGCCGTTAGAAGGATCGATAGAAGCGTCCATATCTTTCATCAATCCGATTGGTTGATTATGTCCGTTACCATTAACAATGGCAGCTTCCCAAGCTTCTGCTACTGCTTCGCCCAAGCAAAGACGTACATAACGGTCAATCCAAGTTGGTCCTAAATCTAAAGTGTCATTAGAAATTAGAAAGAATGCCGTCAACGCAATTTGTGTAAATTCTTGCGCTCCGAATTCGGCGTCCAATTGACCTTCTAGGTCTTTGTGTAATGGTCCAAAGACAGCGACACCTTTACGACGAGATTTGATAATTTTTGTCGTTGCAGTAGAAGGCGCAAAGTTTACTAATTTCAACAATGGACGTTCTTCTTGCAAATCATCAAATACACGGTCGATAATGGTTTCTGGCCAAATCAAGTCATTGTCAAATCCGCCTGCTTTTTCTACCTCGTTATAAAATTTTGTTTCACTAGGAGTTAAAGCGTGAATTCCGCGTGATTGTAGTACTTGGCGGTCCGTCACATTTTTTAATTCCTCATATTCTGCTTTTACTTGTTTACTTGCATCTTCTGAGATTGCAGTAACGTATTGTTCCAGGGCGTCATTAATTTGCTCTGGTGTTGCATTTTCGTCTTGTGATACTGCATTAAAAGCTTTTTTGGCGTCTAATGCGTTCTCATTTAAATTTAAAGTCATAATTTATATTCCTTCTTTCCTTAGTTTTTGTAATAAAGACCGATTTTTTATCTTAGGTTTTGGTCCTTTTCCTCTTGCTGCAAAAGCAGCAATTCTTGCGTCGATAAGAGCTTCTAAATCTTCTTCGGTCTCTTCGTCTTTTTCAAACTCTTCCTTATTTCCTACATAGCCACATTCAGGGCATTCATATTTCCCTTCTTCGTCAGATTCAAATGCACTTTCTTTATCTGTGTGTCCACACTCAGGGCATTCCAATTCTTTTTCCTCTTCGGTTTCTTTCTCAGGTTCTTCGTTTCTTATCCCTTTGACCTCGTCAGCAAAGCCATATTCGACAGCTTCTTGTGCAGTAAAATAAGTTTCGTTGTCCATCCACTCAATAATTTGGTCTTCGGATTGACCTGTTTTATCCTTATAAACACTCACAATAGATTCATCTACTTTTTCCAAAGCATTCAGTCTTTTTTGCAAGTCTTTTTTATTTCCCCAAGCAAAAATTGACGCCTCATGCACCATGACAGTGGACCCTAAGTCCATTACGGCATGATCTGCACTCGCCAAAATAAAGGTTGCTGCGCTTGAAGCTTGTCCAGTAACCTCAACTGTGATATCTGACGGGTGATCTTTTAAATAGTTGGCAATCTCCATACCTTGAAAAACATCACCTCCAGGAGAATTCAGTTTTATTAAAACGTCGTCGCTATCAACACTATCCAACACCTTACGAATCATATTTGCGGAAATACATTCATCGCCATCAAAGTAACGTTCACGAATAACACCGCTTAACGTAAGAATAGGTTGACCGTTTCTTTTTTCGTTTTTAAAAACATATGGCACTTTATTCTTGTGCGACTGACTTATTGTTTTCTTGCGTTTCGTCATTTTCGTCCTCACCCCCCTTCGTTGCTTCTTCATAGTTTTTGGTAACTCTTAAGACTTTTCCTTGGTCGTCTGGTAATTCGTCATAGTCAAAATTGCCTCGCACTTCATCCACATAAAAAGCCCCAGAAGAGACCATTTTGTCGATTTGTACAGCATTTTCTATTGGATCTTTTGGCAACACATTTTTAACTTCTAAACGCTCGCCACGTTTGTATTGATTTTTGGTTAGAATCTTTGCTGTTAGCTCTCGTTCTAGCTTTATCACTAAAGGATCGATACATAGCTTGTGATAAGCTTTTAGATTTTGGTCTAACTCTGATTTTTCCCCATATAAAAGCGCCGTAGGGACTCCCACGGCGTTTGCAATATCATCAATTAAAGACGTAACCATCTTTGTCAAATCGTCTAATGATTGATTTTCACTTCCTTGCTTATTTGTATGCTCTTCATAGGTAAAACCGTTTAATTTTGGTACAATAGCAACAGATTTTGTACTAAAGGCGTTAAAAATCTTGTTAACAAACTTTTGCATTCTTTCCGACTTCTTCATTCCTGATTTGTCGGACTTGTCATTAAATGTCTGTGTCTGGTCTATCCCAACCGTTGCGCGAATTTGATTATTTCGCATAGCAACTTCCAAAATCCGTCCAAACAGCTCGCTGTAATCTTCAAATAGACTTTTTGCAAAATGGTCCAACTTTGCGTTGTTATAACTTAAGTAAATGACATCAGACATGACAAAAGTACGCTGAAACGTATATCCTTTAACTGTGACACCGTCAAAAGTGTCTTCAAACACTGCATATTTGTTGCGATTAAAGTCATCAGCAATTAGTAACTGGTTATCGTCTGTTTTAATAGCCAGCACCTCGTTATCGTCTAAAAGCCGATAAAAAAATGCCTGCCAAAAATCACTGGCGGACATATCCTTATTTGGTCGTACATTTAAAATGTAGTCCCATTCTTTGTTTTCAGTTTTAAATTTTACTTTTGCTGTGGACATGGTACGTGCCACAAAATTTAGTACAGTATCTTTGGCCATATACTTAAGATAAAGCCTGTTTGCTGTTACATCAGGTATTTCAAGGTCTTCTAGCCATTCAGACGGGTCAGTTCCTCGGATAGAGTCTAAAAAGTAGGAAAACAATCCCAAATAAATTCACCACCTTTCAATGGATTGGATTTTTTAAACGGGTGCTCTTTGGTACAAAAAATGTCGTTTTGATTTGTTTTTCTCCGGCTTTTTAGGTTTATTGTTTTTCCTACCTAAATAAGTCGTATTTATAAATGTTTTATACAGTTGATTACCAGCGTATACATCTGTCCGTTCACGATCGACATTTAAATAGTGAGGTCTATACATATTCATTTTCCTTTCGTTAAAAGTCTAGTTCTTCTAAGATGTCAAAGGCGTCTTCATAGTCAATTTGTTCATCAAGCTCGTTTGCGTAATAGAGTGAGTAAATCAAAGCTTGGAAACCATCTGTTTTTCGTTTTACTTCTTCTTTTTTCAAAAACTGTTTGCCATTTTGTGTCTCTTTTACATAGACGTTGTTAGTAAACCATCGCATTAATGGATTATCGCCAAATATAAAATGGTGGTTCGCAAATCCATCTTCGACTCTTGCTGCAAGTAGCGGATGGATACCTCGTGGATTTTTAATCGGTGTAACCTCAAATCCTTCTTGTTCTAGCATTGGACGTATAATATCTAATTTAAAATTATCTGCGACAATCTTATTCACACCGTAGCGCTCGCGCATATGTACAAACCAATCAACCACGTATTGAGGGTTTAACGAGGGTTCATCTACCACACGCATTAAGCCTTTTCGTTCCCACTCTTTTATAGGGATCCGTTTACCTGAGCCAATCAGACTATCATTACTTGAGTAGCCATAATGCACATCACAAAATTGCTTCATTGCAAAAGTGAACTGCTTAAATACATAATCGTCCCCCTCTTTAAACAATAGTCCGCACGTCGTAAAGTCTCGTACGCTACCAAAGTCAAAAGCTCCAATAGGGATTGAGTCTAGTTCAGGGATTTCACGATTTGTTGCTTTAATCTCTTCTGGAGAGGCTACCGAATGTTCGTCATTTTCATCAACAAAGTTCATTCTTTTTGTCACAAAATTAGGACGCCCAGAAGGCTCGTGAGCCAGCTTTTTATACTTTTTCATTACTTCATTAAAAAGACGTTTACCACGTTTATTTAACGGCGGTTGTAGAGCTGGATTCGCTTTTGGCCATAAATCAGGCTCGTCCATCTCTTCGATTGCGTCAATTTCACATACATAAGGAAAAACGCCACGAAATTCAACATTGCCATTTAAAACGTCCTCACATTCACGGTATTTGGTATCAAAATAACCCTCACGGACAAAGCCTTTTGTTCCTAAAAAGAATTGTCTTCCATGGTCAACCTTTCCTAATCCACCTGAAAATACATCAACAATTTCTGTCGTTTCCATTTCGTGATACTCGTCATATATAACGGCTCCTTCTCGTCCACCATCCTGAGAGCTGGCGTTAGAAGTTTTATATTCAAACACTGATTGCGTTTCTAAGTCTGTAATCGAGCTTTTGTAAGCTTCAAATTCTTCTCCAAGCTTTTCGTTACCCTTTTTGTTAAGTACACGGAAACACTCCTGAAAGCTCCGTTTCGCTTGTTTCTCGCTGTTGGCTACGATTGATACATCATAGTAGTCAATGCCGTGTAACGAACTGATAAAGTAGTTAGACAACGTAGAGATAAAACCATTCTTACCACCACCACGACCCATATTGATAACAAACTCATCAAAAACCACTTCATCATCATCTTTGTAAAATAAAAAGATAAAAGCAGCGATAAACTTTTCCCAGCTATCAAGCGGAAAGTACCACTGCTCACTAAAGGTGATGTAATTGTCAATTTGTTCTTCGTCAAAATAAAAAATATCATCATAAGGCAATACTTCGGTTTCGATTCGGCTTATTAGTTGCTCCCTTTTTTTATTTAATATGATTTCTCCGTTTTTATATTGCTGTATATAGGCGTCTACGTATTTATTTTTTAACATCTGCTATCGACCTAACAGTTTTTTCTTTTTATCTTCTTTGTCTGACTTAGGGAGCAAGTCATTTAACTGCTTCATAACGGACTGATATGTTCTATCACGATTGTCATAAGCTTCAACTATTGGTCGCTTACGGTCATAGGGGGCTAAATTCTCACTTTGCTGAAATTTCTCATACTCGCCATTTTCGAGAATGTCTTTCCAATTATCATCTAGTAATATACGCAGTCTAGCGGCTTGAGTTATCAAACCTTCTGCAAGAGCAAGTTGGTCTTTCGGCACAGAAAAAAATAGTTTTTTTAATCTTTGCTCTTCTTGCACCACTCTATCCTCGGTGTATTCTATGTTGTCGTCTAAAAGATATAGGATACTAACCTGTAGAGCGTCTGCAATTGTCGAGATTTTTTCAAGATTTGTTACATATGTTCCACTTTCTAAACCTGAAACATATCTAGATGTAATACCAACTTTTTCAGCTAGTTGAGCTTGCGTCATTCCCAGTTCTTTGCGTCTTTGATGGATTCTTAAACCAACTTTTTTAATGTCCACGGCGTTCACCTTCTTTCTTTTTTTGCCTTGAGGGGGTAGGTAGGGGTATAAATTGCCGTCATATCTGAAGAATTGACCCACTCCACCGGTTCTCCGTTAAATAATTTTTTGCTTTTCCTTTTTGGCCGGGGGAGTTTAAAAATATTTTTTGGTTTTTTATTTTTTATTTTTTGAGTTTTTTTATTTTTAAATGACATCAAATTCATCATTCCATTTTTGGCTTTTTTGTCCCCCACGGAAATTCATTCTCCCGTGCTTTTTGTTATGGCATTCTTTACATAGTGTTTGTAGATTATCGTTATCCATAGCCAATTCAGGAAAGTATTTAAGTTCTTTTATATGGTCTACCTCTAATACAGCATCATCATTTGTTGTTACTCTTCCTTCTCTTTTACATTGTTGGCATTCATAATGATCTCTCGCTAGTATCTCTTTTCTTTTGCGTCTCCAATCACCAGTTAAATAAAAGGGATTGGTTTGCTTAGTCGTCTTCTCCATGTTTTCCATTCCATATCTCGTCTATCTTTTTATCAGAGTACTTAGATACTTCGTCGTATTCTGAGTACACAAAGATTAATGCTAACAAGATAATGCCTCCCCATATCCATATAGGTATAAGCACTAACAACCATGACCAACTTATTAGTCCTGTCATCTTTAAGATAATTAATACTATCTGTACAGTTCCAAGCAAACCAATACCACCACTGTCTCTATCCATATTGTTTATTCTCCTTTACTTTCTCTTTATCTCATTGTTGTTTCCCACATCTCATTAAGGTCAACGGAAGAATGATCCTCAATGTAATGTATTAATCTCATAGTGAGTATTCCCAGAGCTATTAAGCAGACACTCAGTGCTAGTAACCATGCCCAGAAAGGAATCAATACCAACCACCAAGATACACTGATTTCACCCAGTACTTTTAATATAATAAGTACAGCTTGTACTGATATAAATAAGCCAAGCACTCCCTTATTCTTATTGTCTTTATTATTCATTCCGTTCTTACTCCTTTATTCCTAATCAAGTTCTACTTTAAACTTCGTCTTCTTAAGTTCTTTAGCTGTCCTTTGTGCTTCCTTGAGTAGTCTGTTATATTCCTCTGCCTTTTCCAAAGCCTCATCTAATCCACTAACTGTCACACCTATCTCTATATCTTTAGGCTCTTGAGTGAGTCCACTAACCTTTACTGCTTTGCCATCTAAATATCAATAGCTTCTTGTAGCTTTTGCATTGCTGCCTCTTTATTTTGCATAGGAACTACAAACTCTTTATTTTCTTTATTATCTGGTACCATAGTTATACTCCTCTATCTTGTCTTGTATGTGCTTATCATCTCTATGCCCACAACCTAAGTACACTAACTTATATCTATCTATGTCATACTCTTTAAACTCTCCACAGCATGTTAGTAGACAGCCGTAAGGTTTAAGTTCTGACTGTATAACGATACTGTCGTAGATTGTCGGCTTAGATAACTGTATGTAATAGTGGTTCTTTGCATTATGTTTTCTCTTGCGTTTCTTTCTAGGCCTTTCGTTATGATAGTAATCATCAATACGTTTATCCGCTGCTGCAAATCCACCTCCATAACTTCCTTGGTTCAAAGCCCAGGCGTTATTGCTTAACACTGTTGCCACCTCCTTTTATACAAACAAAAAAGGGGATACCACTACCAGCATTAAGCCAGTAATGATACCCCCTGTATGTTCAGTAAAGATATGTATCTATTTATTCTTATTTAATATAATGCTTTCGGTTGTCTCAACCTTATACACTTTACCATCTTGTATAACAAAATGGACGCTACCAAACTCAGGAATATTAATTACCTCAGTTGGTTTCTTATCAGATACAATTTTAATAACTTCCAATCTAGCACCTACCCTAATTCGTATATAGTTTTAAGTTTATCTTCTGAGTATTCAAAAGCCTGCGTTGATTTATAGTTCATCGTAAATCCGTTCTCTTCTTCATATTTTTCATTAGGCTTTATTGTGCCTAACTGTCTGTGTATCACACCATTAATGTTTTGAGCTTCCATTGTATGGTAGTGACCTTGATGTAATTCAAGCCAACTAGATGACGCCCATACGTCTTTGAACTCCGTAGCAAACAGCATTGGATAATCCTTTTTCTTGGCCATGTGACCGTGTGTTAACATGATACCTACATTGCCCATCTTATAAGCAATACGCGCTTTGTTGTGTTTGTTAACTATTACTTGTGGATAACGTGCCTCAAGATAGGTTAAAAACATATACTCCATAGCACTATGATTACCCTCAGCAAATTCGACTCGCACCTCATTGCTATACTGCAAAGCTACCTCAATGATTAAACCAAAGAACTGTTTAGCATATTCAATCGCACTAACCATGTCTACATCTTCCAACTGTGTGCCTTTGATAGTCTGTGATGATTTCATGGCGTTAGAATGGAATATATCTCCCAGCGATTCCAATACAATTATGTTATATCCTTTTTGTATAAGGTCCGTTGCGTCTGCCAAATAATCTTGCGCCTTATCTATCGTTAATATTGGGAAGTGCAAATCACTTAAAGGTAAAACAAGATTCCTTTTCCCATGAATCTTTTGTTTTAATTCCATTTTTGGTACATCTTTTAGCAACTCTTCTGCTACGTCTTTTGAATCATAACCAGTTTTAGGCTTAGCTGTAAACTTCAATTGATAATTAAATAAATTACCTTCTTTGCTTTCGGTAATCCATTCGTTACTCGTTGTTGAAGTTATTACCCAACTGTCAGGAGAAAAACCTTTGTATATGAGTATGTCTTTTGGAGTTTTACTTTTCTTATTAAGGAAAGACATTTTTGCATTGAAGTCTACTTGTGTCGTTGCCCCTTCATCGTTATAACTTTCTTTAACTTCTATATCCTGCATTTCTTTAGAAGAATTATTCTTCCATTTACCTTCACGCTTCCTGTAATTAACATAAGACTTTAACGAATTAACATTAAAAGTTTTATTGAACTTACATGCCATTTTGTTAGTTATCTCTTGCCAAGTCTCATTTTTATTATCAACAAGGTAATGCAAATATTCAATTTCTTTTCTATCCAACATTTTCCTCCTCGCAATAATGAAAAATAAGACCACTCCTAGTCTTTACTTTTTGCTTTAAACTTCTGGAAATAGTTTTATGGTCTATATTTAACTTAATCGTAGCTTCATTTATATATATATTGTTTTAGTTACCTACTTTTTAATGCTAAATTCCAAAGAAACTTCAGTAACGTCGTCGCAATCATCATCAACATGAATTACAACTTCTTGAATGTCTTCAGGTTGTATATGATAAAATCCGTAATTCTAGTTAAACTTAAAGCATTTAATATTTTATTCATATCTTTATCCTCTAATATTTAATTTAAAATAAACTCATTTGTTCTCCACTGTCTTGCATATCAATCAGTTCCTTTAAACTAATCTTTTGCATTGGCAAAGAAATGGGAATTGTTTGTATATCTTGTAGTTTCAAGTTCAAGCCTTCTTGCACTCTATGGAAATGCCTTGGACTATTTTTCTTTAGCATTTCAAATAAAAACCCAGGCTCAAAAGAACCATCATAAATAATACAAGCATAATGACTTTGAACCTCACCATCTGACTCTAGCAAACCTATCTGCCCCCGAGTCGCCGACATCTGAACTATTATCGTTCCTCGGGGATAAACTTTTTTTGCTTTCGCCCTCTCAATTTCTGCGATGTCACCAACTTGCAACGTATCCTCTTGCTTAACATATTCTCCTGGCGTTCCTTTTTGTATTTCTAACGCCTTGCGTTTCATCGGCAAAGCTGGATACCACGTAACTTTACCACTCTCTTTATAGTCTATTTCTTTTTCTAGCCATTTTTTTACACCGAATTCTTTTGCACAATCATCAGTGTGCGGCATAACGTTAATATCAGAATAAGCCATAAAATCATCATTGCTATTTTGAATTAAATAAACCTGTTTTACAGTTCCTTCTAGCGCATTCCCGTGAACTACTATTGCATTCATGCCTCGAATGGCTAAGTTATGAATCAAATAAGGAATAGCATTGTCTGCTAGTTCGTCAGCTCGGTAAGTATATCTATGCGGTGCATAACTCCATGGCGTTTCTTGTATACGGTCATCGTTCCATTTTTGAATCAATAATGATCCTGTGCCCGCTGTTGGGTCCCAGCCCGCATATTTACTTGTTTCAAGTGTTTCTTTATCGCTTCGGGTCAGAACAGCTAATAACCTTGCCACGCTATCAGGCGTATAATCTTGCTGATTTGTCTTTCTTTCTGCTGCGTAAATTTCGAAATACGGTTTAAATAAGTCGATAGACAAATCATGGTTAATTTCTAATAACCCATCATAAAAAGCTTTTCTCTCTTTAGGATTGAACAACAATTCTTTTAATTTACTTTCGAATTCGGAGTGCTGTGTCGCTCCTATTAAGCTATAATAATCTTGATAATTTAGAGACACTTTCACACTCCTTTTTGTTTTTTGATATAAAAAATAGGCTACTCAAATGAGCAACCTATTATGTATAATTGCAAGCTGGCGGTAATCCTCAGATAGCTAATCTGTCTTCCGTTCTTCAAGCAAAAGTTGCCATGGCGTCTGCTCGCTCAGTTTTTATTCTATTCAAGAACCAGCTTATTATGTAAAACCTCTACGTCAGTACATGACTGTCCTTTGCAGGTGTAGAGGGATTGGCTTTATGTATTGAGTGCGGAAGCTATGCGACTAGCTCCGAATCCTACGCAATGATATAAAACCTCACGCAGGCAACTTATTGCACTCCTAATAAGTCCGACTTAATGTAATAACCATTCTGCCTAAAACTTATTAGACAGATTAAAGTTTTAATAAAAAGAGCTTTCTTTTTTAGCGTCGCGCTCTTTACGACTGCATCAAACTAAGTAATGAAGTGCAACGGCGTATGGGAAATATCGTCAAAAAGTGAATATAAAATAAGTTGGAAGAGAGATGAAACCGCCGCTGCACCTCTGTATTTTTAGTACATTATAACTATATCAAAGGTTTGGTGTGACATAAAAGGCCATTAAGTGCCATTTTGTGCCATATTATATACTTTTCGGAAACTTTCTAATGCTTCCCCGTGCAAACGTATGATTTGCCTATGGCTATAATGTAATTGGCCTTCGATTTGTTCCCAGTTTTTTATATTTATATACCTTTCACGTAAGATTAAACGGTACAACTGGTCATCCACTTCATCAATTGCACTAGATATTTCATGCTTCAAAGCAAATAATTCATCTACCTTTTTGTCAATATCTTGCGAATACTCCACGATTTTTACAAATTTATCATCATAATGTCCTTTAGGCGAACTTGTTACGCTATCTTCACTAATCTGTGGCGAAGAAACAAGAGAAGCCTTCAAGCTTTCTTGCTCTTCCAATCTTGATTGTATTTTTTCATCTATATGCCTAACTTGTTCCAAGTATTTCTTTGCATCCAACTAATCACCTCCGTTTAATCCCCGATGTCCATATTCTTGCAATACTTCAAACTTTTGTTCGCTATTCAAGTTCAAAAAAGCTTCTAGAACTTCTATTTCTTCTTCTAAGTGTGGAATCCCCATACAATAATCAAAACTTTGATCCCACAAAAAATGTATGTTAGCAAATGGATCATCGTTTACTTGACTCCTTAAATACTCCAACACAACTTTTTGATTATCCGTTAATCCAAAATCTATCATTCTAACACCTCAATTAACTTATTTAAGTACCATCTAGCTTTCTTAATATCTTCAACACCATTCTTATTTGCTTCTCTGGATAGGTATTTTATAACGTTGTCCTTACAAAACCCTTTGAATTCCTCTTGTGAGTTTATGGATTCCATATAATCAATTGTTTCAATACCACCTTGTGTGTAACGGTTGCTCCTTTATCCACGTGATGATGCTGTCATTGTCTTTAAAAAACTGCTTGCCTACGGCTTTGCTTGTCCTAAACTCACCATCATAATAAAAGTCGATAATGTACAAGCCTTTATTTACATGGGTTATATTTGCGTTATATACCATGCCGTGAATGTTTATTCTGAACCTGCTTCCCTTTACTGGATTCATACTTCCTTACTCCTTTTTAAATCTCTTTCAAGCTTCTTTTCGCCCGATGTTTTCCAATTTGTAAGTTCTTCATCTACTTTTCTAGCCATTTCTTCTGCTATATCCGTGGAGTGTGCAACTCTTCTAGCTTCTTTGGTATTTTTTGCATAGATTACTTCATTTCCGATTTCAGGCTCTTCTTTGTTACCTACAACATAAGCTTTCATTCCGACACCTCTTTTATCCAATTATCAATTTCTTTTTGGGTCATGTTTACCGTGCTAACTTCTTCTAAGGCTTCCTTAAAATTTCTTCCATGCCAAGCCATCCAGTCTTCTAAGGTTTGTCCTTTAAAATCTACTTGTTTTGTATCATCGAGGTACTCAAAGCATTCACGTTTGCTCATATTCCAATGTGTCGGTGCTTCTACTACGGTGCTTACTCTTCCGTATAAGCCATTCGGTTGTTTAAAAATCATTTCAGCGCCTGCCTTTCTTTTCTTCTTCCAAGTACTCATCCAGTACATAGTCAATAAACCGACGGGCATTTTGTAAGTAAACAATATTTACAGAGGTAGACTTATTTGCATACAACACGTGCTTACATTCATCAATCGCACTTAACAAAAAGCTTTTCTTAGATATTTTCATGCCTCAACCTCCCTCAAAAACGCTTGTAGGGCTGGAACAAAATTTTCATTATTTATTTTGTGCTCCTCCCCAAAGTCTATAAATGTATAAATAGTATTTGCTATTACAGAAGCTGCATACCCTTCTTGAGCTACATAGTAGAACCAAAGTTCATCATATATTTCTTTCTGCTTATCGTTCATTCCGTCACTCCTCATAAAGGTTCAATTCGTAACTGTCTTCTATTTCTGGCATAGGTCCAAACTCTTTTTCCATAGCCAATTTGTAGGGATCACTTTCATGCAAGATTTTTGTTTTATTATATTTAAGTATAGGCTCTATTCCTTTGGCTATATTCTCAAAAAGCTTCATGGTTGCTTCTTTTGTGTCAGCTCTTAAAAGTTCTTTCAATGATATAGGACACATTCGAATCAATTTTCCCGATTTTAAGTGATAAAGAGATATAAAAACATGTTCTTCGTCGGTGCTTGTCTGGGGAACCATAGCATATTCAATGTTATCTATCATTACTAAATGTGCTATTACTTGATGCCAGCCATCAGCATAGCCCAGCCAAAAGGTTTTTAATTGTGTATTTATCTCTACCAACTTCACTCACTCCATTCCTTGAATGTGCCATCTACAAGTGTTGCGACGGCTTCGGCTTTTTGTTTGTCGGTAAAAGTATGTGCATGTCCTTCGTACATCGCTAGCACATACTCAAAACCTTCGGATTCGTCATATTCTCCGGTAAAAGCATGAAAATACTGTGCACCTTTCAGTACCACCCACACAGGTTCTTTTTTGATTGTGTAGCCGTTGACAACAGCTCGAGATAATTTACCGGGATTATCTTTTATCCATTGATGAGTATCTTTTTTTAGATTGTCGTACTCATCATCTAAAAAAATGCTATATATGATATAATCATCGTTTACTTTTCCTTTAAAATTCTCAATTTTTTTAGCCAATTCTGCAGGTATCTCTGGCTTTCCTACATCTGGATTCCACGTACATATGTGTCCTTCTGTAACTAACATTGGATAACCGCCATTAAAAGCTTTTAGTACATTCATACATACATCTTTTAACATATCAGGGTCATCATCTTCGAAGATTTCCGCAATCTTCTCCCACACTTGTTCTGTTGTAGGTGTATCGTCAAAGTTATCAATGATATATTTTGTTAAAGGTAAAGTTATTCCCTCACAATTAATCCCGCCATTCGTAAAATGCCCAGAGTGTCTTGCCAACTCTTGTTTTAAATTCTCTTTATCCATTCCCCTTCAACTCCTCTACTATTTTGATAGTTGATTCCAATTGATATATCCACGTAAGCTATTGACTGTAAATACAAAATACATGATGGCAATTTGTGGTTGCGCAACCCCAAACCAGATATACACACCGACAAGATTCGTCGCTGCCCAAAGTAGCCACCCAGAACGCTTCCGTTTAATAATTTGCAAATACTGAGCAACAATGGCGGTACTGTTATTAAAAGCGTCTAAGATGATATAAGTTCCTCCTAGGACATAGGAAAGTCCTCCTAAGGCAAAACCGCCAAGGAGAACTGCAGCGGTAACAACAGACCAATCTGTTCTGTTATCCGTGATTAAATGACCATCTTTCCCCCTGTGCTTACGCCAGATATCGTAGCCGAATAACTGGGTACCTAAGTAATAAATAGCCATAGCTGCGTCTCCAAATAACTTGGATTTGCTACTAACAATAATATTCAAGATATTTTGAACGATATTGAATAAAAAGTTTTCTTGTCTACCATAGGCAATTAAAATGACTCCTGCCACGCCCAAAAAGCTCATTAGGGTTTCTATTGTTAAAAACCCATTATTGACAGCTCCCCAAAGGGTTACTAGAACTAAAGCTAAGTCAACAGCCCAATTAATATATTTTTTATTAATTCCTGCTCAACTCCTCTTCATATCGCCAGTCATTAATCGCTTTTCTCACAGTGCTAGGGCTGCATTCCATTAGTCCGGCTATCCTCACATAGCTGTACCCTTCATCCGCCAGCGATAGAATGACTTTATCTCTTTTATATCTTGCCTCTTCGCGCTCTTGTTGCTCTTGGGTTTTAAATTTGTCCTTGTCTTTGTGCAGGTCTGGCACTAAAACCTCAGCTAGGCTTTGGACTTCTTCAAGTGTTTCTTTGTTATGGTCCCAACCTTCTTCATACGTTAAAGTATTTATTTTTTTTCTTGCATCAATCTGTTCTTGCGTCGCCATTTTATCTTGCCTCCTCACAATGTTTAAACGTTACCTACAATTTTACTTATTGTCGGAAAATACTAGCATTCCTCCTTAGCCAAACTGTAAAAGTAACATCCCTTGGCATTTCCGCGGCTCACTGGCTTATTTTTATCAAGATAAGCGCTCAGTGTACGAAAATTAATGCCTATTTTTTCGCGTGCTTCCGTTTTGGATGCGTACACTTTATCTTCGCCATTCGGGAAAAATACCCATATAGGTAAATTCCTCGTGGCATATTCTCTTGTTTCTTCGTCATTAAAGAGTTTATCTCTCAACCTCTCCCATTCGTCATAATAT